CATTTCCTCGGTGGTGGTTTACCCTACAACTGAATGTCTTTTAAGTTAGTTCGTAAGAACTCACTAACTTAAAAGTCATTAAGTAGTAGGGTATATATTAATTATTTAAACCATTTAATCTGTTGGCTCAGCTTGGCATCCCATAAATCTAGCGCCTCTTTAACTGTCAGGTCATAGTGACCCCAGAAAATCTCCATCTGGCCGCCCTCATCTCCCCAACTGTGTAACATATATTCACCTTCAGGCCTAAAGTTATTCTCTGTTTTAGGTCGATGGCTAATACAGATTCGTAGTATACCACAAGAACTTATAAGCTTAGCATCTAAACGTGACTGTAAAGTCTTTTGTAGTTCGTTTGAAGTGTTCATATATCATCATCCTCTCTCTCACTATATTTAAAAAGCAGCACTGTAACCGCTGCAACTAGACAGATTGTAACCAAATCAGCTAACATCTTATACCTCTACTTCTATTTCTTTTAAACTTTCAAGGTCAACATCCTCCGAAGGATAAATATTAACCTCATTATAATTCTCTAACAGATTGGCCGCTACGTCTCTGGCAACATCCAAATCTTCACATATAATTCTATTGCCGTCAAATATAATATTAAACATTCTCTGTCGCCTCTTTTTCATTAACTATCTTACAAGCTAAGTTCCAAGCCATAATAGCACCCATCCAAGCTGCTGCCTTTTCACTGCCGGAATAGCTTTCTATTCTATCTTCTAAGTCTTTCATATCTTCGGGGGTCACAAAAGCAGGGACTGATTTAATCATAGTATTATACCTTTCGTTTTGGAGTTAATTTAATAGAGCCTACTACTTCGTAATAGGCTATATAAATTAACTAATCCTCTTTTGTTAGAGACTTAGAAGCTTGGCGAAAGCGTTTATTATATCTACGCTTTATTTTCTTTAGTAAGCTCCTTTTAAATTTATAAAACTTTCTAGCTTTAGTCAGAGCATCGAATTCATCGCCACCCTTGAGCGGAACTTTTTGCATATATTTATACCTCGTAACAGTCTACAACATTTTCCCATTCTATTTCTTTCAAGATAAAGCTATTCAAGTACAAGTGTTTATATATTTTATTACTACCATCACTAAAAACTACACAAATCTTATCACGAAAACTTACATCAGGGAATAACATTTCGTAGAAATAATTGCTCATAGATTATATATCCTTTAAAATTAATAGAAATTAAAGACAAAAAAAGGGAGAGCCGAAACCCTCCCGATAGATTTTATTTGGCGATAGCTTCTAGAAGCTCTAAGATTTTAGCTTGAGTAGCTTCCATTGCCTCAACTCGTTGAGTCAAAGTTGATTCTTTCTTTGGAGCCTTGGAAGCCTTTGGCTTCGCTGAAGCTTTAGCTTCTTTCTTTGGAGCCTTGGAAGCCTTTGGCTTTGCCTTAGATTTCTTAGTAGAAATCATATGAAGGAACTGCTTTGGAACACAATCCCATTCAAACCATTCTGAAACATCAGAATGGGTCATAAAGCTATCAGAGTCTTTATAGTGCTTATTAAGCACTGCATTAAAGACTTTGGTCAATCCATATCTCTCCGATGGAGAGGAAGCTTTGATTGAAGCAAAGTGGCTAGCCACTGCAAAAACTTGTCGAGCCGTAGCAATTTTGTTTGAGTCGATTGAGTTGAAATTTGATTTTGCCATTGTAACTTCTCCGTTATTATTTATTAAAAAGGTCACTAAAGTGACCGTGTCTTCGACACTCCTTTTTAATAAATAATAACGGAGAAGTTCCTACCCTATCTCCATAACCTTTTATAGGTTATGGAGATAGGGTAAAATCGGCTAAGACTTTTAAAGTCTTCAAAGCAGCGCGAATCCCTGTCGGGATTTTCCTTGCAGCTCGAAAGACTTAGGAGACTTTAAAAGTCTCAGGAGGGGTTGATTAGTCGTAGACTAAAAAGCTTGTAAGTCGTTGAAAAGATTGGAAGTCTTTGGAGTAAACCTAAAGGTTTAAGAAAGCTTTAAAGTCCTCCTAGTTTTGTAAACTAGAAAACTTGTTAGCTCTTCTAAGACTTTAAAAGTCTTCAGAGGGGCGGGCATTGAAGACTTTGAAAGTCTTTGGAGCTGAGTAGTGGGACTCCTAGCCTTTTAAAGTCTCTATGGAGACTGTTAAAAGGCTAGGAAGATTTTCTAAGACTCTAAAGTCTTAGAAGTTTTGAAGTCTTTAGAGACTTCAGGGGGTGGGCAAGCTGCCATGGGGGGGTACTGGGATATATATACAATCATATACATTTTTTGGAGATATGCCATGTAAACCAGACAGCGCCGCAGCTTTAAAAGGCTTTAAAGGGAAGGGCAAGGGATGGGAAGTCGGGCGACCTCCAAGGTCTTTAAAGGGAGTGGGGTTTATAAACTGCGGGATATGCGGTGTATAAGTACGCATATAAGCATAAACCTAAACCTGTATTACATATGCTATAACCCCGGTGGGCTTAATATCTATTATACCCGTAGAATGACCATCTGTCAAGTTATTTCTTGTTTATTTGCTGATATGCTGCTATATATACTATATAGGCCTTTATATGCTTCTATATATGAAAATAAGTTATAAATAACTTGACAAGACTCCATATTACGGGTATACTATAGTAATAGTAAAGAATTAAAAGGAATAAACATTATCATGGCTGATAAGCAACTAACCACAAGACAGCAAGACTTCTTGAACAACCTCCCCTCTTGTGGGGGTGATGTTAGGCTTGCAGCAGAGCAAGCAGGTTACGCAGAGGGAACACACTACGCTGTAGTCAAAGCCCTGCGTACCGAGATACTTGACGTAGCTACCGGCATCCTAAGCCTGAGCGCACCTAAAGCCGCCATGAAGCTAGTTAGTATCATGGACAGTGCAGAGCCTATACCACAGGCTAACATGCGCTTACAGGCAGCACAGCAAATCCTAGACCGTGTAGGCTTAGGCAAGACAGAACGCTTAGATGTCAATGTGAATACGACTGGTGGGTTGTTTGTTATCCCCGCCAAGAAGGAGGTGGTAATAGATGGAGACTATACGGAGGTCTAGTAGCACTATACCGTTTGGTTATAAGCTCAGTGAGTCTAATAACGAAATGCTAGAACCAGTGCAAGAAGAACTAGACATGCTAGAAAAGGTTATCCCCCTTATAAAGGACAGGTCACTAAGCTTACGAGACGGAAGCATTTGGCTTACACACGAAACAGGCAGGGCCATATCACACATGGGCCTTAAAAAAATAGTAAAGAAGAGAGGTTAATAATGAAAGTAATTACACTTATGCTGACCGCTGTTGTACTGATGGGTTGTCAGACGTTTAACGCTGCTGTAGATGGCGGCCAAGACATCGTAAACAAAACCATTGCAGCTACCGGCGAAGCAACTGCCGACATCACCCAAGCAATTGGCGGTGACGTAACCGACACTATCACCTACGGCGCTGATGGTGTTGCAGACGGTATTCGGCAAGCTACAGGCAATACTAAAGAAGCTCAGAAGTAAAGAAGACCATGACTGATTGGGAAGAGAATCCCGACAACTACGTCAAGGATGATGACGGCCAGTTTGTCTTAAAGCTAGATGGTACTCCTCGTAAAAAGGGCGGCAGAGCTAAAGGTTCAAAGGGCAGGGGATACACATACCACTCAGAGACTAAAGCTAAGCTTAACGCCAAGAAGTCCGTTAAGGACAAAGAGAAGAAGCTTAAAGCAGCACAGAATAAAATAGATAACTACAAGAAGTCTATAAGCAAAACCAAAAAGACTCTTAGCAAGCTCGAAAACGAGAACGCAACAAAGCTCGTAAGCGCCGATGAGCTGGATGACATTCCAACAGCCCTGCAAGCTGAAGCACAAGAGAATGTTATCTTTAAGGCTAACGAAGGCCCACAGGAAGAGTTCCTAGCGGCTGGAGAGACAGATGTGTTGTACGGTGGTGCAGCAGGGGGCGGTAAGTCATACGCCATGCTTATTGACCCCCTTCGTTTTGCACACCGCTCAGCCCATAGAGCAATCATCTTGCGCCGCTCTATGCCAGAATTAAGAGAACTAATCGACAAGAGTCGGGAGCTGTACCCAAAAGCATTTCCCGGCGCTAAGTACAAAGAAGTAGAAAAGATGTGGACGTTTCCGAGTGGAGCTAAGATGGAGTTTGGGTTCTTGGAGCGTGATGCGGATGTTTACCGTTATCAGGGTCAGGCATACAGCTTCATCGGCTTTGATGAGATTACACACTTGCCCACGGAATTTGCTTGGAACTACCTTGGTTCACGACTACGAACCACAGACCCAGAGATTGAGGTCTACATGCGTTGTACAGCGAACCCCGGTGGTTCAGGAGCGCATTGGGTGAAGAAGCGGTACATTGACCCCGCTCCCCCTAATGATAGCTTTAGAGGCGCTGACGGCCTCACTAGGAAGTTTATACCCGCTAGGTTACAGGACAATCCTTACCTAGCCAAAGATGGTCGTTACGAACAGATGTTAGCCTCCCTGCCTCCAACGCAGCGACAACAACTTCTGGAAGGTAACTGGGATGTTGCAGAAGGCGCAGCGTTTACAGAGTTTAATCCTTTCGACCATGTAGTTACTCCCTTTGAGAT